ACTCTCAAGCCCCAGTCCGATCCAACCGCCTCCCACGTGGTACATGGATACACTGAAGACCAGATCACAACAATGCGACAAGGATTCCCTCAGCACTGGAACGGAGAGCAAATTGCACAAATCGAACTCAAAGATGCTCAAGGAGTAACTTACGAGTTAGATCAAGCAGAACGATTTAATGCGTTTGGATTTAACAAGTTCAAAGGCTGGGAATGTAATGCAGGATATCAAGGAATTGTAATACGTGAAAACGAAGTAAAACGTAGTTACAGTTGTCACGAACAACCACTTGGCACACTTTCTGAAGGCTTTAATATATTCGACTCACCTCGCAAGTGTGTTACGCCTACATGTGTAAGTAGTGCAGATAGTAAAATACCAAAGAGGAAATTATGAAGTTTGGAATATTAGGATACGGGTACGTTGGCAAGGCAACACATTTGGGGTTATTAAACAATCAAAAGTGTATCGTCCATGATACTATATTTGAATCTAAAAGAACAATATTAAAAGATGCTGATACAATATTTGTATGCATACCAACAGCAACACAGGCAGATATTAACACAGTAATATCTGAAATAGCTCAAATACAAGAATTTAATCCTTCTGCAACTTTTATTATTCGTAGTACACTACCTTTAGGAGCATGTAAAAGAATTCAAGAATATGTAGGAGATATTATCTACATACCAGAATTTCTACGTGAACGTTATTGGGAAACTGATTGCTTAAAACGTCCATTAGTTGTAGGTAGTGATGGTGTTATTTTGCCTGAATGGTTGTTACATGAAGATATCAAAATTTGCTCTACACAAGAAGCAGAACTTGTAAAAATGTATTCTAATAACTTTGCTGTAATGCGTATCGCATTTGCTAACGTATTCTATGATTTAGCACAAGATATAAATGCTGACTATAGTAAAGTATTAGATATGTACTTAGATGTACAACAGGATCAAACATATATGGAAGTTCCTGGTCACGACGGAACAAGAGGCTTTGGAGGCAAGTGTTTGCCTAAGGATTTAGATTTTCTTATTGAAACACTTGACGAAAAGGGTATTGACCAAAATTGGTTTAAACATATTAGAGAGTTGAATAAAGGATGGCAAAAAAAGTTTTAACAGGACACAAAGGCTTTATAGGTAGTCATTATTACAATTATGTAAAAGACACGTATGATGTATATCCTTATGATCAAAAAGACGGCGACGATAAAAATTTAAGATACCCAAGTGTAACTAACAACATGCCGGATTGTAATACTGTAGTACATCTTGCAGCAACAAACGGCACAAGATTGTTCTACCAAAATCCTACAGATGTTTGTATCAATAACACACTGCCTACTATTAACTTGATTGAACGTTATAGAAACACTGATACAAAGTTTGTATTTGCTAGTACATGCGAAATATTCAACAGCACAATAGACAACGGTTACTACCATGTACCTACTGACGAAGCAGTACCAGTTATGTACAACGACATTACTAATCCACGTTGGAGTTATAGTATACCAAAAGCACTAGGCGAAAACCTAGTTGCTAATAGCGGACTTGAGTATCTTATCATACGCTACTTTAATGTATACGGTCCAGGACAAATAGATCACTTTATAAATGAGTTTGTAGAACGTTGTAAACAAGGCGAGTACTATATCAAAGGCAACGACACACGTAGTTTTTGTTATGTTGACGATGCTGTGCGTATGACAGATATACTAATACAAACTGCTAGTAATCAAACAGTAAATGTAGGACAGGACGTTGAGACACGTATAAGTGTTGTAGCAAAACTAATTATGGGCTATATGGGTATCAACCCTGACAGATTAGAAATACGTCCCGGTCCAGTTGGAAGTGCTACACGTAGATGTCCTGATACTACGATAGTACAAACACTTACAGGATTTAAAGATTACACACCACTTGAAGTTGGATTAAAAAAGACATTGGAAAGTCTAGTATGAAGATTGAAATAGAAGACGTATTATTTTGGATGGACGCTATCCGTAACAGTGATGATAGATATCGTACCCTTGAAAGTTTTTGGAAGGGACAAGTAAACAGCAAAGTATGGTTAGCTGAGAACCTAATAGGATTTGTACCCGTTAGACCGTTAAATATTGTTATATACGGTGGATGGAACGGTGTGCTGGCAAGTATACTCTTTAACTCTAACATAGCTGTAAACAGCATTACAAGCGTGGATATAGACCCTGTGTGCGAAGATATAGCAAACACAGTAAACAAGCGTCAAGAGATGCAAGGTAAGTTTAGTGCTGTAACAGCAGATATGTGCGAATACACTACTAATGCTGATGTAGTTATAAACACTAGTTGCGAACACATTACACAAGAACAGTACGAACAATGGTTAAACAATCAACCAGACGATGCAGTATTTGTATTACAAAGCAATAACTATTTTACACACGATGAACATGTTCGTTGTGCTATAGATTTAACAGACTTTACACGTATGAGTAAGTTAAAGCCATATTATAGAGGAACTCTTGATACTCCAAAGTATGAACGCTACATGATTATAGGTAAAAAGAAATGAACTATTGGTACGATAAAGAAGGATCACGTTTAGGAGACTTTCAACGAGAAGTTGAATCCAAAGCAAGTTGTACCTTCTGTGTACTTCCGTGGATACATTTAGCAACACGACCTAACGGAGATATGCGACTTTGTTGTACAGCCAATGCTAGTGGAGCAGGAGTTGATCACGAAGTTGGACTTGTTAAAATGGAAGACGGCAAACCTGCAAACTTTGCACGTAACACACCTTTAGAAGCATTTAATAATGACTACATGAAAAGTGTACGTAAGACAATGTTAAAGGGAGAAATACCAGCAAGTTGCACAGGATGTTTTAATGAAGAAGCACAAGGAATTGTTAGTAAGCGTATTTGGGAAACCGCTACATGGATGAAAGACGAAGGTGTTGATATAGAGGAACTTATCGCCCAAACTAATGAAGATGGTACAGTTCCGGAGAAACTACAGTATTTAGATCTACGCTTAGGACATACATGTAATATTAAATGTGTAATGTGTAGTCCACACGATTCAAGTAAGTGGGTAGCAGATCATAAAAAACTTATTCCTGTATTACAAGACCCAGAAGTAAAAAGACAAATGCAATGGGACCGAAAAGAATTTAATAACAAGTGGCACGAGAAAGAATCGTTTTGGAAAGAGATGTATGCACAAATACCTAATCTAAAACAAGTTTACTTTGCTGGCGGCGAACCTTTAATGATTAAAGAACATAAAATGTTTATCGAAGAAATCATTAGGCAAGGTTATCAAGACAATGTATTGTTACGTTATAACTCAAATGGTATTCTTGTAGATGAAGAATTAATTGAGCTATGGTCAAAGTTCCGTAAAGTTAAATTTGCAGTTAGTGTTGATGCAAGTTTTGAACGTGACGATTATATACGCTTTCCTGGAAAGTTTTCAGAAGTAGAACGCACTTTGCATATGTTAGACAACACACCTGATAACATACACGTTAGTATGGCAACAGCGGTACAAATATTCAACATCAAACATATTCCAGACTTTTTAAAATGGAAAGTAAACAGTAACTTTAAGAAGATGAATGTTGGTTTAATAAATGGTGTAACAATGGGTGGCGGCTTAGTTAATGCACACTTAGTTCACATACCTACTTTCCTTAACATTACAATATTGCCAGAACAAGATAAACAAGAAGTGCGTGAACGTTTTGCAGAACTTAAAACATGGCTATGGGACAACTATACACAAGACGATGAATTTTGGATACACAACCCTAAAGGCTGGCGTCAGTGGGAAGGATTGTTAGCACACATGGACTCAGCGGATAACAGTCATCTACTTCCAGGATTTAAAGAATACGTAAACAAACTAGACGCAATTCGTAAACTAGATGCAGCAAAAATATTTCCGGAGCTATCGCATCTGTTATGATTAAACAAGTAATAAACTCACAAGATTCTAAAACACTTCGTATTGAATACATGATTGGCAATACTTGTAATCACAAGTGTTGGTATTGTTTTAAAGGTTCAAATGAAGGTGAGTTTAGATGGACTGATGATTTTGATGCTACTACTAAAAACTTTTTTCATCTATTAGATCATTATAAAAAATATGGTAAAGAAAGATTTGAAATACATATTGTAGGCGGCGAACCTACACTATGGCCTGAATTAGGTAAGTTTACAAAACTTCTTAAGGAAAAATATAACTCTTGGGTTAGTATTAGTACTAACGGTTCTCGTACTTTAAGATGGTGGGAACAGTACGGACAATATTTTGATGATGTAATGATTAGTGTACACCACGAATATGCTGATATAGAACATTTAAAAAAAGTAGCTGACATAGTTTACAAGCAAGGACCTGTTGTAAATGCAATGGTACTAATGGATCCTTTTGCTTGGGGTAAATGTATAGACATAGTAAAGCAATTACGTACCAGTAAATATAGATGGTTTATAAATGCAATGGAAGTTATGCACACTACTATTGATTATACGCCAGAACAATTAAAATATATAAGCAAACCAGTAAAGAGATTTCCTAATCCTATATGGATATTAAAAAAATTAAAAAACTTAAAACGTGATCCTAAAGTTGTATTAGATAATGGCAAAACAAAAACTGTAAATAGAAATTGGATTGGATTAAACAAGCAAACCAATTTTAAAGGTTGGCTGTGTAATATTGGTGTAGACAATCTTTACATTGACAAAGACGGTAGAGTTACTGGAGCATGTAGAACAGTACTATTTGAAAATTATAATATTAATGATGTAGATTTTATACAAAAATTTAATCCAGTAATTAAACCTAAGATTTGCGATATAACTTTTTGCGGATGTCAGCCTGAACAGTTATTAGATAAGATTAAGATAGTATCTTTGTAAGAGGAATATCAGCAGCACACGTACACCATTTGCGTGTGCATGTAATAGGAGCAACAGGTGATTCAAATGTGCCGTTGTAAATATTACCTAAACTACCACCTACTCTACAAGTAGCACGATGTACTTCACCATCCCAATTAATCATTAAACTTTCTAGACCAGCATTACACTGCCAACCTTCGAACTGATTTAACTTGTGTTTGATAATATCGTTAGCATGTATCTTATTTTCTTCGTCTACTACACAGTTTGCTTTTACAGTTGCCGTTTTGCTTAGTACCCATTTAAGATCTTTTTCTTTATAACGCATATCGTCAAACCAGTCACGGTCATCAGCTTCGGTCCATCTTATACGTCTGCACACATATGGAATATTATGACTATCTAATAGTGTTGCAGTTTCACGTACTTTGTCCATATACTCATGATGTGCCATTAAGTTAACTTGAAATAACGTAGGCATGCCTTCCATGTCAAGTAACTGTGTATACTTAACAATATTTTCAGCAACTCGTCGATTGTATTCATTATCAAAATGCAAACTAAACACCCATTGATTGACTGGTTGTTTGATATACCATTCCGCGGGCCGCAACCCATTAGTAGTAACACTTATCCACTCTAACCTTGCTTTAGCACATTCAAGTATCTTGTTGATCTTAGGATGTACAGTTGGCTCACCACCAGTTAAACTAAGACGAATAGGCTTGCCTATCTTTTCTAATTCGTAGATAGTATTAACCATAACATCTAAGTCAGTGTGTGGCGAAAAGTTGTCGTGTATTTCTGCAGGACAATATGCACAATCTAAATTACAGCGTTTACCAATATTCCATTCAACATGAATACTAGTATGATGTCCCCAACGACTTTCTACTTTAAACATACGGTCTAAACTTTGGATTAGCTGCAAGAAAGTCTTGCCCACGAGTTTTATCTAAACGTCGATTAAACTCTATGCAGTCTTGCCAATGTGTAAGGTGCATGTCTTTTGCTTCTAAAAAGTTAATATTATCTTGTATTTGTTGTAGTGTAACTTTCTTAATAATATCGTTTTCTTTTACTAGTTTATAATCTAATACTTTAGTTTTCATTTGTTCTAAACGATTAACTACTTCAGTTTTTAGCAGTTGTGGAAGAACTTGCGCACTAAGTGCCATTGGATAGTTTACTCTATGCGAATAAAATATAATACCCATTTCTTCTAAGAAGTATTCAATAACTTTGTCAATTTGCATAATATTGTTTGCTTGTACAGTAAACGCACCTACTACTCTACTTACATTAGGAAAGCTCTTAAACACTTTGATGTTTTCTTCTATTTCGCTAAACTTACCATTACCTCTAATATACTCGTAGACATCGTGTACACCGTCTATACTTACATTTACAGCAACACTTTTAAACTTAGGCCAATAGTCGTGTATAGTACGTCCGCCTTTGATACCTAGTGTAGTGCCGTTTGTAGCATACTTAATTTCAATATTATCACCATACGGTGCAAGTTTGTCTAGTATTTTGTAGTGATATGGATCCATTAAAGGTTCGCCACCTGCAAACTCTACACGCCTAAAGAATGGTAGTAACTTTTCAAAACTTGTCCACCAGTTATCACTGTTGTCAAATGGGCCAATATACTGTCCTGGCTTGTTTACTAGTTTGTCTACAATTGGTATTAATATATTATCTTCTTTTTTGTAAAACTCTGTTACTTGATCCCAATCTTTCCAGCTTGTACTGTCCAAAGGATTACACATACGACACTTTAAATTACACAAGTTATTGAGCTTAATCTCCATTGTAGGAAGTTCAAACGGCATTGTGTAATCGTCGTCTAAAGCGTCTAATGCATCAGGGTATAAGTTGATCCTAGCTTCAGGTATTACTCCTGCTATATGACGCTGTCGTAAGCTCTGTACACCCTGATCTTCAAGATCAAAGCACGGTTTACATACCTCTGGACGCTCGTCATTAAGTACTTGTCTACGTACTTCACGCATAGCATCGCCATTCCAAACTTCTTCTAACGTTTCATTTTGTATATAACCAATCGGCGCACTACGACAGCATACCTTAATGGCTCCGTCTTCCCTAGTAGCTAATCCTGTAAAAGGATGCATACAGAATGTACAACTTTTAGACATTATCTATTCCCCATTGACGTTCTTTGCACCAAAAACATTCTCCACATTCTGGTACATGTTGTCCTGGCGTATATGTAGTATAATCCAAACCTTCAAACTCTCCTTCGCAACTACGAGTAAGATTTAATAAGTCTACGATATCGTTTTCGTAGTACTGCCGTATGATCCAATCCTTTTTAGTATACACGAAAGGATGACAAATGTCAACCCCGTTATGTACAAAATGAGGATCTAGCACACCTTGATTACGTTCTTCCATTTCTCCAGGTATAGATATATCAGGATTCATATTTACACCTGCATAAAGTGCATCTAGTTTATATTTGTTTGCAATAAATTCATTGTGACTTCTAAGTATAATTCTATTGCCAGGTTTCATTTTACCATATTCGTCTTCAATTAGAGTAGTATTAGGTTCTTCCATTTCAGGCGGCACTAAGTTTCTGTGTACATAGAAGTTATTATCAAACCGATATCCAAACCAGTCAATAACTTCATTGGCAATATGTTCTTGCCAAGGTCTTGTCCGCCATAATCGTATTTGATTAGTAAAGTGAATATCTGCTTTAGTATTACTACAAATTAAGTATGCAAGTAATGCACTATCAGCACCGCCACTTATACTAATACCAATACGTTTCCAAGTGGAGTTTAAGTATAATTCCATAATATTATTTACCAGGAAAAACACCCATATAACTCAGAAGCGGTAAATACTTTATGCTTGAGAAAACACCATATAGTACAATATTAAGTAATATTGATATAATTCTTAATAAAGGAAAGCATGATCTTACAGAACCAACGGGTGACTTTTTTTATGATCCCTGGAAATTAAAAGAAGAATTTGTTGGAACTTGTTGGGATAGTGTACTAAAAACTTTGCCTTCTGGAATCGGACAAGCACGAATTATAGTTTTAGAGTCGCCAAGTTGTTATAACAAACACGCAGACATCGATGATAGGTACCATTTAAATTTGTCAGGAGATGAAGCATACTTGATAGATTTACAGTCTCAAGAAATGTTCAAACTTAATACAGACGGTAACTGGTATGAAATGGATGCAGGACGTTTACACACTGCTATAAGCGTAGGTAGCGAATATCGTGTTCAACTTGTAGTTAGAAAACTTTTAAAGCGTAACGCTCTAATTAAACCAGTGGAAGTTACAATAACTAGTAGAGGTCATAACTCTAGATTTAAATTTGATAACGTTCTAAGCCCTTGGTTAAATCGTGCAAACAAAAGAGGCATTATAACTAATTTTGTACATGATGGTGCAAGCGTATACTTTGACATCGAAGACTCATGCGTTGGAGAGTTAGAAAAAGTTATACCACAGGAATTTACATATGAATATAAATGATTGGAACCCTTATCTAAAATTAGATCCGGACGGATATCCTTGTATGGCTCAGCAGACTTACGAACCATTAGTAAGTCCAGACGGTAAAACGTTTTGTAAAAACTATGCATTTCCAAATGAGTATCAGTATATAGAGGAGAAAGATCGTCCGTTATATACTGATGAAGTTGCAGAATGGTTCTTTTTTAATGAATTAACATATTTAGAATTATTTAAAGACAAACCTTATGCTCCGGAAATACTTGATATTGATTATAAAAATAGAAAAATATTTTTAAAATGGTATGGTAAAAGTTGTAATCAAATAATATATGGTTCAGACATTTGGCCACAAGGTGACTGGCGCCAACAAATTAAAGAGATTATTTTAGATCAATGGGACGAAGGTGTTTATAAGTTAACAATGTATCCGCACTGTCATTATGCTGACAGTCAGGGGCAGATGCGAGCTATTGATTGGTATGGATGTGTACCTATTGACAAACCTTACATAGAAGAAAAGTATATGCAAGGTATAATACATGATACAGCACAGTTTAGATTAGAAGAAACAGGTAAAGCTGTAGACAATGTATTAAATTTAGAAACTATGTTCAAACGTAGTTTAGGCACTCATGTACTTTGGGGAAATCAAGACATGAGTTATATATACAAGGAATTATTTAATGTCTGAATATTTTGGAACTACAAATAATATTATAGACTGGGAGCCTATTGTAGACATATGTAAAAAGTGTACAACCGGTGATGTTAATACTCCAGTTGGTGTAATTGATAGAAGTGAAGCAGATGCCGAAGGCACATTGTTAGAAAGCTATAGAGGTATTATGAATACCTGGCTTGATGCAGGTTACAAACTAGAAGAAATAAAATGGGTTGACTATTATCCTGGAGAACATTTTGATATAGAAATACAGAATAAGTTTGCTGAAATTGTAAATGCACAACCATTGAGAGTTTTTGTAAGTGATGTTGCTCCAGGAAACAATGTACCTTATCATTGGGACGTTGAAGATAACGAAGAAGAATGGTTAGCACAAGGCGAATTAAAACGTTGGGTATGTTTTATGGACAAACCTCGTTGGGGAAGCGTGTTAATATTAGAGGACGAAGCATTTCATAATGTAGAGCAAGGCAAGATATACGAATGGGATAATTATCGCAGTTATCATGCAGGAACTAGTATGGGTATTCATCACCAGTACCTGTTTCATTTTTTAGGAAGGCCAAACAAATGAAAAATTTAGGAGTATGTGATACTATTGATTGGGATAAAGTTATTAAACAATGTGCAAGTGTTGATCCTCAGTTTGTAGGACCAAGCCACAAACGTGGCGATACTATACCTGGACTAGATCCTATATTAGATATGTGGGAGGAAGCAGGATATAAAACTGTACACGAAGGCGGCACAGCAGGATGGGATATGTTTATTCCAGGCAAGCAGTTTGATGAAAGTGTAGTTAATGCATGGAATGAATTTTATGGATTAGAATGTAATAACATTTGGATCAGTAGAGTATGGCCCGGCCGCTTTGCCCCTATACACTGGGACGTACACGATGACGAAGTTAATTTACCTGACTGTCCAAGATATCATTGTCATATAGGAAAACCACAGTGGGGACATATTTTTATTGCAGATGAAGAAATATTTTATAACCAGCCACAGGGCACAACTTGGGAATGGACTGATAGAAAGATATGGCATGCAGGAACAAACTGTGGAACACAACCTAAGTATATATGGAATGCATGGTAATGGAAACAGGAATAGTACAATGGTTCAATGATGCAAAAGGTTTTGGATTTGTAAAAACTGAAAACGGTGACGCAATTATGTGTGAAAAGTACCATGTAAAGACGCTGCCTAAAACTTTAAAAGAAAGACAGCGTATACAATTTACTAGGGCATTCTGGGAAGGTAGAGAGTTTTGTACTGATATATCAGTAATAGCAGAGTTTGCTGCACCGTTACCTGAATATAGTTTAAAGAAGGGTAACATACATTGTGAAACGCCATTAGTTACAGTTTTTCATAATGCTGTATCAGAAGAAGTATGTGATGCAATTATTGCAAAACATATTGCAGACGGAATGAATCCTGATAGTGGTAAGCAAAGTAGACAGGAAAGTTATACACAGGTTACTGAAGATGTAGAACAGCGCGGCATTAGTTTAGGCATGGATCCTAGTCATTACAACACAATTGCAACTGCTATTGTAGATAATTGCGGATTTGGATATTCATTAATCGAAGCAATTGACATATACAACTATGATATAGGCAGATATTTAGATTTACATCACGACTATCCTTATTTTCCAGATAAGATTAATTATTATTCACATGGTGATAATGATAGAGTAGGTACAGGTATATTATACCTTAATGACGATTACGAAGGCGGCACAACTTATTTTCCTAAATTAGGAGTAGACGTAAAGCCTAAGAAAGGTAGCTTGTTATATTTTAAACAGTCATATGACGAAGCTACTAATTGGAGTACAATACACGAAAGTACAAAAATTACTAAAGGTACAAAATGGATTGCAAGTTGTTTCTTTAGTGAAAACGAACGTATAGGATTTACAGATAGGGAGGATTTTATGCCGGAAGAAAACCCAACTTTTGACGAACCATTTTACGTCAAAAAATTTATGGAAATACAACGAGCAAATGTACAATTATATCGCAAACTTAAAACAATAGAAGATAGTGATTGTAGTGAAATGATTAAACAAGAATTTAGTGATGACTTTTTTAAGAACATTGATAAATTAGTAAAATGACTTTTTACATAACAGGTAGTACACGAGGGCTTGGAAAATACTTGTGCAAGCATTTTGATTGTACAAGTGTAAATAAACCTATTGACTTAGATGTTGATATTGACAAAGTGGTAGATTTGTTTGAAGAAGGAGATATTGTTATTCTAAATGCACATGCAAGTCAATTAGAATATATAGAACGTCTTAAAGATAAATGTAAACTAGTTGTTATGGGTAGTATTGCCGCTGTAAATTTTGATAGAGATATGCCAGAGTATAGTAAACAGAAATGGGAACTTGAAAAGACTGTACAGCAATTAGCACTTCACAGTAAATACCCTATGTTATACTTACAACTAACAAGTAGCAGTTACAAAAATTATAAAATGATTGCAAATAGTATACAATTTTGGTTAGATAATCCAGACACAACATTTATAGGATATAACATTAATGAGTAATAAAATAGTAATTACAGGACACACAAGCGGAATCGGTAAAGCAATCTACGATAAGTTTACAGAAGTTAGCTGTAGAGAAATTGTAGGAATGAGTCGTAGTACTGGATACGATATCGAAAAAGACTTTGATAAAGTTGTAGAAGAAGCTGCAGGAGCAGAAATTTTCATAAACAATGCTTATCGTGATTCACAACAACTAAAACTATTTCATGCATTAAAAGATAAAGTTGATATGATGGTAGTAATGGGTAGTGTTAGTAGACATTATCCTGAGCTTATTCCTACAGATTATGTACATGATAAACAGGCATTAGCTGAAGCATGTCGTTTAGAAAGTATTAATCCTAACGGCATTCCTGTACTACATTTAGATCTAAGTTTTATTGAAAACACAACGATTGATGAAACAGATCCTACAGCATTTACTAGCGACTATAACACACCTTTAGAAGATATTGTAGATACAATTATATTTTGGGCACAAAAGCCTAGCATTAGACAAATAGAGTTTCGTTGGAAATTAACAGAACACGTTAAAAAAGAATTTGAAAGGATTAATTCCGAGTACGATGATTCAAGAATTAGGTTTTAGTCTAAATGCAATAAATTCCCAATCATCTGTTTTTGACGGATTAATTGCTTGATGTAATTCTTTTGCATCAAATAAAAATATATCATTTTTAAACACAGTTGTAGTATTTCCATTAACTGTAATATTGCAACCTTCTGCAGGACATTTTAAATTTATTACAGCGTTGTAATAGTTATCATGACCGTTGCCGTCAGTATGCGGCACCACAAATCCTTGAGGTCCTAAATTAAAATAAACAACTTCAATATGTATATTAGTATCGTTAATATATTTTACTATCTTAGATAAATTTTCTTGTATTTTAGGATGTAGCATCTTTTCTTTTTCAAACTCGCTGTCTAAAAATACTGTACATAAATTATGATCGTTTAATAGTTCGATATTAATACCTGATGATTCTATTTCACTTATACTTCCTTCGTAGTCCGATTGTTCAAACATAGAAGAAGAAAAATCAACAAATTCTTTATCTTTAATTTCGTAGTATATCCATCCTTCTCTGCCTGTTTTAATTTTATTATTAATTAACTCGTTTTTAATATCTGATTCAAAGTTAATATCAAATGGATCAACAAAAAATTTAGATAATACAGAATATGCATTACTAGAAAGTTCTTTGTCAAAACTACTATCGTATTTTAATTTTATGTCCATCTTTCAAATCTTTCTAAATTAGCAAAAAATGCATCAGGATGTATTTCCCACACAGTTTGATCTGTATGTCTGTAATGCACTTCTTTAATTTTACTTACTATGCCTATTTTAGCAAGTGTAGGAAAATATATAGAGTGTACTAGTCTTTGACTTCCTTCTTTACTTTTGTTTGATGTAGCAAATACTCTACCTTTGCCTTTTGTCCACTCTAAACAAGCAGGAAGCATAAATTGATCTGTTAAGTTTTGATGTTCAGCACAGAGTCGATTTGCTTTTACTAATCCGTTGTGTGGTCTTGCTTCGCCAAATGTGCATACTCTTGTAAGTATCCTATATGAGTTAGGGCCCATGACATCATCAAACGAGTGTGCTGCTACACTG